TTCGGCCGGCTCTACCATCACCGGGACAACGCCCCGCAGATCGAGGCCGACCTCCGCGAGCGCGGGCGTGCCAGTGGCCTGCCCGAGTCGGAGGTGGAGACGATCTGGCGGAGCGTGCAGCGTGGTGTGAGTGAGGCGGGCGCATGAGCTTCATCACGGAGATAACCCGGCACGGCAGCGGCATCACCGCGGGCCGGTGCCCCGGGTGCGGCAGGACGGTCCTGCGCACCAGGGACAGGATCGTGGAGGACTGGGACCCATACCCGGTGCGGACACGCGTGGAGATGGCGGAGGCGCAGGTCATGCGCCGGGCTCCCGGTCGTCTCGTCGTGCACCCGGGCGCCGGGTGCACGATCCTGACGCAGGTGCCGCCCTACGGGTGGCGTGCGGGGGAGACGTACCTGTTGCGGCATGTGTGCCGTGCGCCGCGTATCGGCGGCGAGGACACCGGCATGCCGGGGGATGCGGCGCCCGCGCAGGACCTGTCGTTCCTTCCCGGGGCGCGGCCTGCGCCTGGTGATCCGTGGGCGGCCGTGGAGCCGCCACTGACACTGTTCGACCAAGACCAAGACGAGGAGGAAGAGTGATGAGCGTGAGAATCTGCCAGTCGTGCAAGGCGCAGACAGGCGGCGCGCGCCTGTGCGACAAGTGCACAGTGGAGTGGCTGAAGGAGCTGGAGAGCATACCGGGCGTGCGGGCGGCGCTCCAGTCCAAGGCCATGCGGCAGGCCAGCCGCCCCCAAGGCGGCGGATCGCGCAAGGGCACGCCGCCCCAGCCGGTGGACTGGACCGCCAGCATGCAGCTGGAGGAGCTCGACCAATGGGTGCACTGGCTCGCCACGCTGGCGGACGAGCGCATGTGGTGCGTGCGGGATTGGAGGCGGTGCCTCGCCGTCGCCATCACCGGCCTTGGCCGCATCGCCGCCCGGAGCCCGGAGGCCGGGTACGCGCGGGACGCGACGCGCAGCATGCTCGCCAGGTGCGAGCGCCTGTGCGACCCGCCCGTGGATCGCAGGCCGGCTGGTGACTGCCCCGGCTGCGGGCAGACGCTGTTCGCCTGCGCGGGTGACGCGACGGTGCGGTGCCGCGTGTGCGGAACGGTCAGCCTCGTGAGCGTGCTCGAGGAGTCGAGGGCGGCGCGGATCCGCGAGGAGACCGCGTGGCACGAGGTGGCGGGCACGCCCGCGCAGATCGCGCGCTGGCTGTCGGCCATGACCGGCGTGCACGTCACCGGCAACCGTGTGAGCAAGTGGCTGGAGCGCGGTCGGCTCGCGGGCGAGCGAGTGGACAGGGGAGTGTGGCGCGTCTCGTGCCGCGCCCTGCTGGACGCCCTCGACACGTCGCCGGGCGCGGCACGCGCTTGACAAGCCGGGGCTGTCACTCTATTGTTAGTAGTGTTGGCCAGTCCTGTGGGGCTGGCCTTCGGCGTATCCGCGAGCGGCATGGCTTTTTGGTGTTGATTTCCCCAGCCGCCCGGATGCGCACGGGGCCCGCCACCAGGTGGCGGCGCGCAACCCCCGGGGCGTCCTTCGTCCCTTTTCAGGCGCCCCAGACTCTCCCGCCGCAGTGATATACGCGCGTGCCGGCCCGATACCGGAGGCCCCACCATGACATCCAAGAGCAACCCGCGGCGGCGCAACGGCAGTCGCCGCACCCGGCTTCGCCGCCGCGTGCTCGCCGCCTACGACACGTGCTGGCTGTGTGGCCGGCCCGTGGACAAGACCCTGCCACCAGGCCACCCGTGGAGCGGGGAGGTCGACGAGGTCATCCCGGTCAGCCGCGGCGGCGACCCCTTGGCCTGGGACAACGTGAGGCTCGCGCACAGGATCTGCAACGAGGTTCGGGGCAACAAGAGCCCGCAAGCGGCGCGCGAACGGCTCGGCCTCGCGCCCGGCGGCGCGCACGCCGCGGCGCATGGTTCCGGCGGTGGGCTGCGGTGCGACGACGTGTGACCGGCGCGCCCCGCGGCCCGCTGGCGCGCGAGGACGCGGCGCGATGCAGGAGTATCGAAAGGCGTTTTGCGTCGCCGCACCGGGAATGTGGTCAGACCACACAGACGCTAGAAAATGTAGTCAGACCACACTCGTGTTCCCGGGGGTGGGGGAGGGACCCCCGGAGGGGGTGCCGGCCACCTCCCGTGCGCATAGGGCCGCTATCCCTCCCGGCTTACCAAACGTGACCGCCGGGGGCAAACGTGGCCGGTGCGAAACGCGGCCAATGGTGACGATGAAGGGCGTGATCGGCATGCAGTGCTTGGTGTGCGGCAGGGAGTACGTGCCGTCTGGGCATGGCAAGCCGCAGAAATACTGCTCCGGAGCGTGCAAGACGAAGGCGTACAAGCTGCGCAAGGCCGGCAAGCTCCCCGCGGAGCCTCGGCCCGGGGCGGAACGGAAGCAGAAGCCGAAGGCGAAGCCCGCGGTGCGCGTGCCCGTGCCTGAGACCGGTGGCGCCGCCGACCTGAGCATCGCCGAGTTCCACCGCATGATGGACGAGAGCACGGAGGACACCCTCCGCGCGATCAAGAACCGGCTCCGCAAGGCCCTGGACGACGCCGACACCCCGGCCAACTCGCTGCCGGGCATCAGCAAGGCGCTGATCGACGCGAGCGAGAGGCTCGACCGGGTGAGCGGCGTCGACCCGCTGCTCGGCGGCCTCGAAGGCATGGAGGTGGGCGAGGATGACGGGAAGATTGCTATCTGACGTGGCCCGGGTGCTCGAATACCCGCCGCTCGCGTCGAGCGACTTCCCCCGCATCCGCCTGGTCGCCTCCCGCATGGGCATCACCTACGACGCGTGGCAGCAGGGGCTCCTGCAGATCCTGTTCGGCCGCGCCGCGGACGGCAGGTACGCGTGCGGGTCGGGCGGCCTGACGCTCAGCTCGTGCCGGCAGATAGGCAAGACGTTCGCACTGGGCTCGAGCATGTTCGTGCACTGCATCCTCGCGCCGGGCACGACTGTCATCTGGACCGCGCACCACACGAGGACGAGCGACGAGACGTTCGCCGACCTGTCCGGCCTGGCGGAGTCCCCGGGCGTGGCCCGGCACGTGGCCGGGATACGCCGCGCGAACGGCCAGCAGGCCATCGGCTTCTCTAACGGCAGCCGCATCATGTTCGGAGCGCGTGAGAACGGCTTCGGCCGTGGCCTGCACGGAGCCGACGTGGAGGTGTTCGACGAGGCGCAGATCCTGACGGACCGCGCGCTGGCGAACCTCCTGCCGGTCATGAACACGGCCCCGGACCCGCTGGCGGTGTTCCTCGGGAACCCGCCGAAGCCTGGCGACCCGTCGGAGGTGTTCGCCGCGAAACGCCGCCAGGCGTTGGATGGCGGGGCGCACGGCATGGCGTACGTGGAGCTGGCCGCCCCGAGGGACTGCGACAGCGACGACCGGGAGGCGTGGGCCGTGGCGAACCCCAGCTACCCGCACAGGACGCCGGAGGACGCGATCGTGCGCCTCCGCCAGCTCCTTCCTGAGGATGACTTCCGCCGTGAGGCTTTGGGTATCTGGAACGAGGCGACGGTCGACCATGCGATCGACCCGGCCGTGTGGTCGGCGACGGTCGCCGATGGCAAGCCCGCGGACGGCGTTCCGAGCCTCGGCATCGACATGCCGCCGGACCGTGGCACGGTGAACGTCGGCTGCTGCTGGCGTTCCGGTGACGCGGGGCATGTGCAGCTCGTCAGGTGCGAGCCGGTCACGCGCGCCCAGGACGTCGTGGACTGGGTCGCCGGCAGGTGGCCGCGTCTCGCGGCGGTCGTCATCGACGCGCAGAGCCCCGCGATGAGCCTCCTGCCGGACCTCTCGGACCGGCATGTGAGGGTCACGGTGACGGGCGTGCGCGACATCGCGCGCGCGTGTGGCCGCTGGTCGGACATGCTGCGCGCCGGTACGCTCACCCACCGTCCCGACGCCGACCAGCCGCAGCTGGCCGCCGCCGTGGCTGGCGCGACCCGCCGCCCGGTCGGTTCGGCCGGCTCGTGGGCGTGGAACCGTGCCGGCACGGACACGGACATCAGCCCCTTGGTCGCCTGCACGCTCGCCGTGCACGGCGCATGGAACTCGAAACGCCGCCCGGGAAGGCGGCAGGCCATCGGAGGATTCTAAATGACGCAGGTCACGGAGGCGCCCGACGGGTGGGCGCCCATGGGCGGGGACGTGAGGCAGCCGGAGCTGCAGGCGCCCCCGAGCAGCGTGGACGGCCTCACCGGGGAGGAGAATGGCCTGCTCGCCGGACTGTCCGACGTGTGGACGAGGCACCGCGCGCGCAACCGGACGCTCACCGAGTACTACGAGGCGAAGCAGCCGCTCCGCTGGCCTGGCGACATGAAGGTCCCGGACAGCATCAAACGCCAGTACACGCCCGTCGGGTGGGCGCGCAAGGCGGTGGACATGCTCGCCGAGCTGTGCGTGTTCGAGGGGTTCGTCAGCCCGAAGGCGTCCGACCCGTGGAACCTCACGGCGACGCTCCAGCGCATCGGGTTCGGCGGCATCCTCCAGCAGGCGATACAGACGGCCCTCATCCATGGGTGCTCGTTCCTTGCGACCCTCAGGGACGCGCAGGGGCGCCCGGTCGTGCGCACGCACACCGCGGAGAGCGCCGCGGCCCTGTGGAACTACCCGGAGCGGCGTGTCGAGGCGTGCATGGCCGTCACCGACATGGACCGGCATGACAACGTGACCGGCCTCGTCCTCTACCTGCCCGACCGCACGGTCGGCGTGAGGCGTGTGGACGGCGTGTGGACGTTGACCGGCTGGCAGCCGAGCATCGACGGCACGTGCGGCGTGCAGCGCCTCGCGTACAAGCCGACGGAGACGAAGCCGTTCGGCAGGAGCCGCATCAGCCGTGACGCGATGCGCTGCATCGACGCGGCCGACCGCATGCTCGTGTGCGTCGACGCGAACGAGCTGTTCTACTCGTGGCCGAAGATCTTCATCCTGGGCGCGAGCGACGACCTGGCGGCCATGAGCCCGGACGACGCTCTGCGCGCGTACATGGGGCGCATGCAGATCATCACGAAGGACTCGGACGGCGACAGCCCGCAGGTGGTGCAGCTCGCGTCGAGCGGCGCGGACTCCACCATCCAGGCGTTCAAGATGCTGGCGAGCATGTTCGCCAGTTCGATGAACATCCCCGCGTCGAGCCTGGGCGTGGTCGCCGACAGCAACCCGACGAGCGCTGAGGCGACGGACGCGCAGCGCGAGGACCTCATCATCGAGGCGCAGCGGTGCGCGCGTGACTTCGGGCAGAGCCTGCTGGGCATGGCGCGGCTCGTGGTGCGTGCCGCGGACCCAAGCGTGTCGGACTCGGATCTCGACCAGTTGCAGGCGGACTGGCGGAACCCGAACACGCCGAGCGCGAGCATGAGCGCGGACGCGTTCACGAAGCTCGCGTCCGCCATCCCAGGGTTCGCCGACTCGGACGTGGGCTGGGCGCGCGCCGGCCTGAGCCGCGGCGAGATCATCCGCCTGCGCGCCAGGCGGACGCAGACGGAATCCGACAGCGCGCTGCTCAGGCTCCTGAGCGACGACGCGCAGCAGGGCACGGGAACGGAGGCGACCGCCGGTGACGACGATGGCCCAGGCGAGGAAGCTGGCGGCGAGCCAGGACAAGGTGGTGCAGCTGTCGCTCAAGGCGATTGACGCCCTGTGGGCGAAGGCCGGCAGGGTCACGGACCCCGTCGCGCTGCGCCGCCTTCTGGATGACGCGGTGCCCGCGCTCGTGCGCCGGTACGGGGGCATGGCGGGCACGGTGGCGGCGGAATGGTACCAGGCGGTGCGTTCTCTCGACGGCGGCGCGGGCGACGGTTTCGAGGCACTGCCCTCGGACGTGTCGGGCGAGGCTCTCGACAGGGCGGCGGAGTCAGCCCGGTGGGCGGCGCAGCCCCTGTTCGACGCCAAGTCCGCGGACCCGCGTGGCGAGGCATTGTCCCGCGTGCACGAGGTGGTGGAGCGCCACGTCAGGCAGGCGGGGCAGGACACGCTCGCGCGGAACGCGGAGCGCGACCCTCGGGCCGCGAGGTATGCGATTGTGCCGACCGGCGCGAGGACGTGCGCGTGGTGCGTGATGCTCGCCTCCCGCGGCGGCGTGTACAAGTCGAAGGCGTCGGCGCGCGGCAGCGTGCACGCGCACTGCGACTGCCAGGCACTTCCCGACTTCGGGCACGGCATCAAGGGCTATGACCCGGGCAGGTACTACGACCTGTACGAGAAGGCAGTGGCCGATGCGGGCGGGTATGGCGCGTCCGAGGAGGATGTCCTGGCCGCGCTGCGCCGGAACGGCGGCGTGAGCGACTCGCCCCAGCCGCCCAAGGCCGAGGCGGGTTCGGGTGGCGGCGGGAAGCCGCCACGATCGGGTGGAGGTTCTGGTTCTGGCTCGTCTGGCGGCGGTAACCCGCCTGGCAGTGGCAACGGGCATGGTTCCGATTCGGCTGGCGGTGGCTGGCGCGTGCCGCACTCGCCGAACGAGAACCGCATCCTGTCGCTGCGTGGTTGCGGCGACGTGACCGACGAGGAATGGCGCAGGCGACAGGAGGCAGTCGGCGTTCCCGGTTCGGTGGAGGCGCTGTACCCGCAGGAGATCGTGTTCCTCGAGAAGTTCGAGAATCTCGGCAACCACGTCGAATGGATACCGCGAGACACGGAACGATGGAAGTCGACGAACGATTTTCGTTGGATTGAGCAAGGCGAAGAGTTCGAGCTCAAGTCGATGACCGGAGATAAGTACAAGCACATCGCTGGGCGCATCTCCTCCGCCGTGAGATCGGCACATGAAAACCATGGAGTTATCAAGGATTGTTTCGTTGTCGATATCGGCGGTGTCGAAGCCAAGCAGAAGCTCATCCACCAACTCGAGCGCTATAACGTGAACAACGCAGCGAACGGCACTGCGGTACGCAGACTGTTCCTCATGGACAGCACAGGACTGCGCGAGATTCATCTTGAATGATGAAGCCGTTGGTAATCCTCCGCTCTTCAGATGTTATTCCAATCACGCAGAGGGCCAACGGCTTCAAATCGAAGCATAACACAAGTTTGGCGGTTTGCCTGAGTGGTCGAAAGGGCCCGGCTGTAAACCGGGTGGCTTAGCCCCGCGCTGGTCCGAACCCAGCAGCCGCCACGATTGGCCGCCTTCGGGCGGCTTTTCTTTTACCGACCCCGCAGACCCTGCGGGGTTTTGCATATCCGAAGGAGGACGCCGATGGGTGTTGTCGATGTTGTGGACGGGGCCGTGCGCTGGTATGCGCGCTCCGCGCTGGGAGTGGAGTATGGCGATGGTGTCGCCGTGCTGGTGAAGTCGTACACGTACCTTCTGGGCGCGTGGTCGTGCTTCGCCATCACGGACGACCCGGCGGACGACCGCCTGTACGAGGTCACGAGAGCCGCGTCCGGCGGCGTGCACGTCAGGCATTACGATGCGGCCCCCGACCGCGTGTACGAGCCGGAGGAAGGAAAGACGTCTGAAAGGAAGGTGGGTGTCATGTCTGACGGCATTCCCGGGTATCTGATGCGCATGGTCGACGAGTACAGGGAGCTCGTGGGCAGGAAGACGCGGCTTGCGGACTACAGGGCCTTGCATTACCGCGAGTTGGAGGAGTCCGGCGAGGAGGAGCTCATGTCTGACCAGGAGTATGCGATCCGCGAGTATGCGGATGTGCTGATGAAGCGCCTCCGCTTCCACCTGGGCGACCGTGCCCCGGAGATCGTCGCCGACGGCCACCGGGAGTCCTGAATCACCGTTCCCCGCCCCGTGTGGTGGGGTGTTTTGGCTGTCGTGGAGTGCGCGCGGGGGAGGGCATTGCCCCCGCGTCAGGGTGCGAGCCCCTGGGCGGCCGCGAATCGCCACGGGCCGCACGGCGCGTGGGACGGTGGGCACCGCACGGGGCCCGGATCATAGAAAAGGAGTCACAGGCATATGGCAGACGAAACCACCCAGGCGGACGGGACGGCGGTGACGGCGGGCGCGGAGCCGCACGGCGACGCGCAGGAACCGGAGCGGCCGCAGGTCGACTGGAAGGCGAAGTACGAGCAGGCAGTCGCCGAATCCCGCAAGTGGGAGGAGCGAAGCAAGGCCAACCGCCGGCAGGCGGACCAGCTCAAAGGGGAGGCCGACGCGGCCAGGACCGACGCGGACCGCCTCAAGGAGCTCGAGGCCAGGGTCGAGGGGTACGAGACGGCGGAACGCCGCCGCGCGCTCGTGGCGAAGGTCTCCGCCGACAAGGGCCTGCCCGCGGACGTGGTCGCCGCCCTCGCCGGAGACGACGAGGAGACCCTCGGCAAGGCCGCGGACACCGTGGCGAAGGCCATGGGCGACGCGCGGGCGCGCGCCTCGGTGGCCGAGCAAAGCGCACACGACGCCGTGCCGCACGGCAGGCGCAGCAACGCGCAGGACTTCGCGCACGCCATGCACGAGGCCGGCTTCTGACAAACGACAAACAGTACTGACGCCGGGCACGGCCCGGCAGGAAGGAGGGCATCATGGCCAACCCCACGATGACCCGTAACACCACCGGCCTCGAGCTGACGCCCGAGACCCAGGCGGAGATCTGGCAGACCGCGCAATACGAGTCCGCCTTCATGCAGCTCGTCCCCCAGACGAAGCTGCCCGGCGCGGGCGTGCGCGTCCCGATCATCACCGGCGACCCTGAGGCCGCGTGGGTTCAGGAGGGCGGCGTCAAGCCCAAGAGCGGCGTCACGTTCGGCAAGAAGGACATGCTGCCGTACACGATCGCCGTGATCCTCCCGTTCTCCAACCAGTTCCGCCGCGACTACGCCGCCCTGTACGAGCAGGTCGTCGCGAAGGGCCCGCAGGCCATCGCCCGCACGATCGACCGGACCATCATGGGCACGGTCGACGCTCCGGGCGCGGAGTTCGACACGCTCAAGGGCTGCACGCGCGTCAGCCTCGGCAAGACCATCTGGAAGAGCCTGAACGACGCGGACGACAAGGTCACCGCCGCCGACGGTGAGGTGGACGGCTGGGCGCTGAGCCCGCAGGGCCGCAGCCTCCTGCGGCAGGCGACGGATGCCAACGGCCGCCCGCTGTTCCTCGACGGCGTTGGCGCGTCCGACGTGAGCACGCTCCTCGGCCACCCGGTGCACGTCAGCAAGGGCGTGCACGTGGACGCCACGGCCGGCGACCACGCGACCGCTGAGGTCGTCGGCGTGGCCGGCGAGTTCGCGTCCGCCACGTGGGGCAGCGTCGAGGGCATCCAGACAACGGTCAGCGACCAGGCGACCCTCACGATCGACGGCACGCAGGTGAACCTGTGGGAGAACAACATGTTCGCCGTGCGCATCGAGCTCGAGTTCGGGTTCCGCATCCGCGACGCCGCCCGCTTCGTGCTCCTCACCGCCTGAACGGGAGGCGCGCCATGACGGACGTTTACGCGACCGTGGGTGACGTGGAGGCCCGCTGGCGCGCCCTCACCGACGTGGAGGCGACGCGGTGCGCGGCGCTCATCGAGGATGCGGGCGACCTGATCCGCACCTCCTGCCCCCGGTACGCCCAGGCGGGCGAGGCGACCCTCAGGCGCGTCACGTGCCAGATGGTCATCCGCGCCATGCAGTCGGGCGACATGGCGGGCGTGACGCAGTCCAGCCAGACGGTCGGCCCGTTCAGCCAGTCATGGTCGTACGGGAACCCGTCCGGCGACCTGTACCTGACGAAGGTCGAGCGGCAGTCGCTCGGCAGCGGCGCGCAGACCGCGTTCAGCGTCGCCATAGGCGGGGAGGGCGAGTGACGATGCAATGCCCGGAGACAGTCACCGTGCTGCGCGGCGAGCAGTCGACGGACGAGGACGGCAACCCCATCCACGGCCAGCCCGTGGAATGGGCGACGTTCCCCGCGCTCGTCGCGCCGGCCACGGTGCCGGAAAGCCCGACGGAGACCGCCGGCGGCGTCACGTGGACGCACGACGTGTACGTGCCCGGGCGGGCCACCGGCATCAGGTCGACCGACCTGCTGCGTGTGCGCGGCCGCGTGGTGCCCGTGGACGGTGTCGTCGCCTCGTGGACGCGTCCGGACGGTACGCACGCGGGCGACGTGATCCACGTCAACCTCGAAAGGAGCAGCGATGCCCGGCAGTGACCGCGTCATGTTCGTCCTCGACAGGGGTGCGTTCCGCGCGCAGGTTCTGAACATGAAGGCGATAGGCGACCGTATCGAAAGCGCCGCGAACACAGCCGCGGCGGGCGAGAGCCACGTGTATGTGCACCGCCTGACCCGCTCGGGCAGGGAGGGCGCGCTCATGGTGTGCCCCGCCGGCATCGAACGCGCCACCGGCGCACTCACGCGCTCCGTGCAGGGGGTGAAGGTCTCATGAGCCTCTCATACCAGAGGGTCGAGCCCCTGCTCCTGCCCGTCCTGCGCGCCGCGCTTCCCGGAGTCGCGTTCCGCACCGTGTGGGACGAGACCCTCGAAGCCCCGTTCCAACAGGTCGTGCTTAGCGCGGAGGCGGGCGGCATGGAGTCGCCCGTCACCCGCTCCGTGGCTTTGCGCGTGGACTGCACCGTCCTGCGCGCGGACGGCACGGGCGACTGGCAGGCGGCCATGGTCCTGTTCGACCGCGTGGAGCGCATCATCCTCAGCCACGGCGCGGACCGTCCCCTCGTCCACGCCGAACACCAGGCGGGCCCGGCCCGCATCACGGCCGACGGGCGCACCAGCGCCTACGGCATCATCAGCATCAGCCTCGCGGGCACGCCCGCGGGCGATTAGGAGGCCATAAATGGCAGACACAGGGACGTCGACCACCGTGTCGACAAGCTACATCACCGCCGGCAACGACGCGGGCAACGTGCGCGTCGTCAAGCAGGGCGCCGTGTTCCTCTACCACACCGGCGACGAGTCATTCAAAGCGCCAACCGGCACGGACTGGACGCCCGGCAGCGCGAAGCCGATCGGCTACTTCAGCGAGGACGGCTTCACCCTGCACCCGGAGCCGGGCAACGAGACCGAGATCAAGGGCCACAACGGCGACACCGTGTACTACGACCGTTCCGGCGGCTACTGGACGGCGCAGGTCGTCGGCCTCGAATGCCGCAAGACCGTGCTCGAGGCGTACTTCGGCGCGGCCGCGAACGCGTCGGGCGGCTTCGACCTGTCCGACGCGGCCACCACCACCGCGTGGGAGGTCGTCGTCGTCGGCATGGACCAGAACGACAAGCCGCTCCTCATCCACCTCGAGAACGCCGTCGTGTCCGACCGAGGCGACATGCAGGGCCTGTACACGGACACCCTCAAGTTCGACCTCACGTTCCGCGCCCGCAACGGCAGCGGCACGCACAAGATGGTCCACGTGTACGGCCTGTCCACCGAATAACCCGCCACCGGCCCCGCCACGCTTCGCGGCGGGGCCACCTTCATTCTCCCCGCGCCGCCACCGGATGCCACGGCGCGGGGTCCCTCGCAAGGCGTCCGGACACAACGACAAAGCATCGGAGACACCATGGCATCCACCAGCAAGCGCACCACGAAGAAGACGGCCGGCCCCGCCGCGAACGCCGCCGCACCCGAGTACGAGGGCGAGTACACGCCCGTCGAACTGCCCGAGACCACGGCCACGGCACTGCCGGACGTGCACCTTGACGTCGCCGGACACCACCTCGACCTGCCCAACCTCAACGGCCCCCGCATCCCCGTCGAACTGCTCACTGGAGCACTCAGTCTGTCCAAGTCGCTCGAGGATGGAAGCATCACCAGCGGCGCGGCGAACGGCCTGTACTTCGCCTCCATCGCCGAATGGTTCAAACGCGAGCACCCGGACTTCTGGCAGTTCGTCGCGACGAGCAAGGACGGCGTCCTGTGGCTGTCCGCCACGGTCGAAGCATGGCAGGCGCAGAGCGGCCTCGACCCAAAATCGGCGTCCTGATCTGGCTGGTGCACGCGCGCCCGTGGGCGCTCGCCATCGACTGGCGTGCCGCGTACGGGCGCGCGTGGCAGCCCCTGACCATGCGCGCGTGGCGCGCCGGAGCGGAGCGCGCGCGTATCGGCGCGGGCACGGCGTGGGACATGACGCGCGAGATCCTGCGCGACCCGGGCACTCACTCGTACGCGGCGCTCGCCGGGTGGACGCACATGCCGGGGCAGGCGGAGCAGGTCGCATGGGCCCTGGGCGACCATAAGCGGGGCGAGAGGCAACCGTGGCAGGGCGCGGACCCGCTCGCGTCCCGTCGCGCGCAGCCGCGCAGCAGGCAGCTCGAGGACAGGGAGAGGCTCAAGCGCCTCTGGCATATCAACGACTAAGGAGACCAAGGTGAGCGACGTCGGCACCGTGTATGTCAAGGTCATGCCCAGCGCCAAGGGATTCGGCAAAAGCCTCGAATCCCAGATCGGCTCGGGCACGGCCGCCGCCGCCGACAGCATCGGCGGGGCCGTCGAATCCGCCGCGGGCAAGGCCGCGTCAGGCCTGTCCAAGACCCTCGGCGGCGCGTTGGGCGCGCTCGGCAAGACCGGGCTCGCCGCGATGACCGCCATCACCGGCGGCGTGGGCACGCTCGCCGCCACCGGCGGCGTCAGCCGAGCCCTCGCCATCGAGGGTGCGCAGGCGAAGCTCACCGGACTGGGCCATTCGGCGCAGAGCGTCAGCGAGATCATGCAGGATGCGCTCGCCTCGGTGAAGGGCACCGCGTACGGTCTGGGAGACGCGGCGACCGTCGCCGCAAGCCTGAGCGCCGCCGGCGTCAAGGAAGGCGACCAGCTCACCAGCGTCCTCAAGACCGTCGCCGACACCGCCACCATCAGCGGCCGGAGCCTGACGGACGTGGGCGCCATCTTCGGTTCCGTCGCCGCGCGCGGCAAGCTCCAGGGCGACGACATGCTCCAGCTGACGAGCGCGGGCGTGCCCGTCCTGCAGATGCTCAGCAAACAGCTGGGCAAGACCACCGAAGACATCAGCGACATGGTGCACGACGGCGACATCGACTTCAAGACTTTCGCCGCGGCCTTGCAGGCGGGCATGGGCGGCGCCGCCCTCAGCGCCGGCCAGACGTTCAGCGGCGCCCTCGACAACGCCAGGGCCGCGCTGTCCCGCCTCGGCGAGACGGCCGCCACGCCCGCGCTTTCGGCGCTCAAGGACACGCTCAACAACGTCATCCCCCTGCTCGACCAGGTCACCGCGCAGGTCACGCCCCTCGTCAACGGGCTCGTGTCCAAGGCGCAGCCGCTCCTCCAGCAGGCCAACGGACTGCTGACGGGACTGACGGACGGGCTGAAGAACGGCAGCGTGACCGTCGGCAAGCTCGCCGGCGCGGCCGTCGAGGCCGCGTCAGGCCTCGGCGCCCTCACCGGCGTCGGCGCGCTCCTTGCCAAGGGCGGCGGCATCTCCCAGGGCATCGACCAGCTGGCCGCCGCCGCGGGAGGCGCCCTGCGGAAGATGTCCGCCACCCTCGGCACGCAGGCCGCGGGGGTCACGCAGGCCATCGGCGAGGCATGGCAGTCCAGCGGCATGCAACTGTACGCGCAGACACTCGCCCAGGGCGTGCTCGAGGGCGGCGACAGCATCGGCGCCGCCTTCCAGCTCGTCGGCGGCGACCTGGGCGACCGCGCCGGCCATGCCGTCGAAGGCATCGGCACGGCGTGGCAGGCGGCGTGGCAGTCCGGCATCGGGCGCATGGCGGGCGGCGTGCAGCAGATGGCCAAGCCCCTCGGGCAGGCCATGAATGCGCTCGCCAACACCGGGGCCGGGCAGAAGATGATCGGCGCGGCCAAGGACTCGTGGGCGTTCGTCAGCATGTACGCGGAGCAGGGCGCCATCAACGTCGGCAAAGCCGCGCGCAACGCCGGCGCGTTCGTCAGCATGTACGCGGAACAGGCCGGCATCAACGTGAGGAAGGCCGCGCAGGCGGTCGCGAACACGGGCGTCGGCAAGCAGCTGGCTAACGTCGTGCAGGGCGCGGGCAACGTGCTCGGAGGCCTCGGCGACACCGCCGCCAACGCCGCCAGGCAGGTCGCCCCGCAGCTCGTCAACGGGCTGAGGAGCGCCGGTAGCGCCGCCGGGAGCGCCGCGCAGGACGTGCTCGGCACGGTCGCCAACGTATTCGCGCCCGGCCGCATGCTCAAGCTGTTCGCGTTCGGAAGCCTCGCCGCCGCGGCGGTCGCCGGGTTCGGCGCGCTCAACCAGAGCATGGACGGGCAGCTCGCGCAGACCATCGCCACCGTCAGCGCGAAAGCCCCCGAGCTCGTCACGGGATTCGTCAGCCAGCTGACCGTACGCCTTCCCGGGCTCATGCAGTCCGGCGTGCAGCTCGCCGCGAGCGTCCTTCAGGGCGTCACGAGCGTCCTGCCGAGCGTCATCACCGGGGCCGGGCAGATCATCCAACTGCTCCTGACCGGTCTCGCGCAGGGCGCTCCGCAGCTCGTGACGGGCGCAGCGACCCTCGTGACGACGCTCGCCGGCGGCCTGCTCGCCCAACTGCCGGGCCTCCTGTCGGCCACCATGCGACTGTTCGAGGGGATCGTCACCGGTCTCGCGCAGGCCGGCGTGCAGCTCGCGCAGGCGGCGCCCGGCATCATCCAGACGTTCCTGACGGGCCTGACGGTCGCGGGGCCTGGCATCATCGCGGCCGGCGGGCAGATCCTGACCGGCATCGTGCAGGGCGTCACGCAGGCGCTGCCCCTCGTCGCCGCAGCACTCCCCGGGATCCTCGCGAGCGTGCAGACGGCCATCACCACGCTCCTGCCGACGCTCCTGGCGACTGGCGCGCAGGTACTGCAGGGCGTCATCCAGGGCGTGCTCACGGCGATCCCCACGCTCGTCGCGATGATCCCCACGATCCTGCAGACGGTCACGGACACGCTCGTCACGCTCCTGCCCACGCTCCTGGCGACCGGACAGCAGGTGCTGCAGGGCGTCATCCAGGGCATCACAGACGCCATCCCACTGCTCGTCGGCATGCTCCCGACCGTCATCCAGAGCATCGTCGACACCGTCACGACGCTCCTGCCGATGATCCTCGACACCGGCATGACGCTGCTCCTGCAGCTCGCGCAGGGCATCATCGGCGCCATCCCGCAGCTGGTCGCCCAGCTGCCCGCAGTCATCAACAGCATCGTCAACGGCATCCTCGCCATGCTCCCGCAGATCCTGACGACCGGCATCCAGCTGCTCGTCGAACTCGCGCAGGGCATCATCACCGCCATCCCACAGCTCGTCGCCATGCTGCCCGCAGTCATCGCGAGCATCGTCAGCGGGCTCATCTCCAACCTGCCGCAGATCATCACCGCGGGCTTCCAGATCCTCCAGGCGCTCGCCGGGGGCCTCATCAAGGCCATCCCGGAGCTGCTGAAGTCCATCCCGAAGATCATCAGCGGCATCAAGGACGCGTTCACGAGCGTCGACTGGGGCGAGATAGGCCACAACATCATCAGCGGCATCGGCAACGGTCTGAAGAACTTCGCCGGCGGCGTCGTGGACACCGTCAAGGGCGTGGCCGGCGACATCGCCAACGGGTTCAAGAACTTCTTCGGCATCCACTCGCCGTCACGCCTCATGGCGTACTACGGGCGGATGATCGACGCGGGCCTGACCCGCGGCATCGACAGGTACTCGGACGGGCCGGTGCGCGCCGCGCTGGACGTCGCCGGCGCGGTCGGGGACGGCATGCGCGGCGCGCTTGCGGACTCCGCCACGCCCGCCGCGCTGGGCGTGGCTCCCGCCCTCGCCATGGCCGCGGCCTCCATGGCCGGCGGCGGGAGCCACGCCGCGTCGCGCGCGAACGGCACCGTGGTCAACGTGAACGCGAGCATCATCCGCCAGGACGATGACCTGTACACGGCCGTCCCGATCCTCGCGCGCACTATCTCGAGGGAGGTCATCTAGATGGCAGACGGATCCTTGTGGTGCGAGCTGTCGGCGCCGGACGTGCCGCCGCTCGTCATCGGCGACCCGTCGGACGAGGGCACGGGGAGCCTGCGCCTGACGTCGGACGGCATCGCCGGCTGGTGGAGCGCGCCCGCGGCGAAGACCAGCCTGACCGAGATGCAGGCTGACGACGGCGCGCACGCCGTGGGCGACGCGCTCGTCCTGTACTCCAGCCGCACCGTCACCCTCACGTTCGCCGCGCTCGGAGACCGCTCCCAGCTGCTCGCCGCACGCGACCGCATCGGCATGTTCATGGGCCGCGCCCGCGTGCGCCTGACCGTGCACGAGGGATCGGACGCCCGGTACGTGACCGGGTACGTGACACCCGCGTGGAGCGACGTGTGGACGCGTGGCGCGGACACGTGCACGCTGACGGTCGTGTGCCCCGACCCGTTGAAATACTCCGTGGACGTGTCGCAGGGCGAGCTCGAGCCCGGAGGCGCGTACTCCGGCGGGGGCCTGCCATACCCGGCGGCGTACCCCGTGGACTACCGGGAGACCCTCGCGGCGGGCGCGACGATGCGCGCGACGCTCCGCAACCGCGGCAACCACCGCGCGTACCCGCGCCTCCTGTTCTCGCTGCCGAACGGCAGCGGGGGGAGCGTGGGCGTGCGCTGGTCGTCCGGAGACGGGTCGACCGGCCTCGTCTCCTGCCGGCCGCCGGCGCACGGCTCGCAGCCAATCGACGTGGACACGCGCCGCGGCACCGCCACGTACGGGGGACTGGACGTGACGAGCGGCTTCGAGAGCCGCCAGTGGCCCAGCATCCCGCCGGGAAGCACCCTCAGCCTCGTGTACGAGGGCGCGGCTGGCGGCGCGGTCGGCTGGCAGACGCAGGACACCTACATCTGACGCATCGAAAGGAGCGGACACAATGAGCGGATCTTTGGGAACGGGCGTCGACTCGAACGGCGCGGGGCTGACGGCGGCGGACCACCGGAGGATACTCGCCGCACTCTACCCGACGGGCGGCATCGTCACCGGCCTGGGCGTGACCGGCACCGGCGGCCTGACGTACACGGTCGCCGCGGGCGTGGCCGTCGTGCCGCGCGGCTCGGACGGCACGCGCATCGCCGCGTGGGACGGGGGAAGCGTCACCGGCACGGCCGGCGACTCCACGTACCCGCGCATCGACGTGATCGCCCTCAAGGCGGCCGACCCCACGCTCGACGGCCGTCACTCGGTCACCGTGAGCGTCATCAAGGGCGTCGCGTCGGCCAGCCCCGCGACGCCGTCGCTGCCCGACGGGAGCCTCATGGTCGCGAGCGTGCGCGTGCCGGCAGGCATGACCAGCACCGGCAGCGGCACGAGCATCACCCAGGGCGCGCTCGCCGTCCCGTACGGCGCGACCCTCGGGCGAGTGTGCCACGGTCAGAACACCGGCATCGACAAGCAGGACTGGACGGGGGAGTGGACGCTGCAGGTCGCGGCCAGCACCCTCAGCCTCCCGACCCGGCGTCTCGTCGAGGCGCGCTTCACGTTCCGCGCCAGCGCCGGCTCGGCGTCGAGCATGTACACGCGCCTCGTCGTCGACGGCGGCGTCGCGAGCGACGGGGCCGACGAGATAGCCGTCGGCCCGTACTACAACAGGCAGACCGTGTCGTGGATCGTGGAACTGCCCGCGGGCGCGCACAGCGTCGGCGTGCAGGCCAAGGCGAACGTGGGCGCCGCGCAGTGCACGTGGCAGGGGCTGCGCACGATCGACGTGATCGACCTGGGGGTCGCGTCGTGAGGATCGAATACTGGCTGTGCGACGCGCGCACCGGGCTCCTCGACCAGCGCATAGACCTGGGCAGCGCGTCGTGGAGCCTGACGGTGAACGATTCGAGCCTGTCGACCATCAAGAGCCGCAAGGTGGGCCGGGACGAGGTGCAGAGCATCGACGTGCCGTGGAGCGCCGTGCCGGGAGACACGCAGGCGGACAGGTGGCATGCCGTGGAGCCGCAGAGGCGCGCGATCGCGTGCATGGCCCGGACGGACGGCGACGTCACGGCCGGGCTCCCCGGCACGCCGTTCCTGTTCGGCGTCATCAGCGGCATAAGCAGCGACTGGGACTCGTGCACGCTGACGGTCAGTAGCGTGTACTCCCTCCTCGCCGACCGGTATGTCGTGCCGGAGGGCGGGTACGGTGAGCGGCGCGCCACGGGGAGCGTGGCCTTCACGGGCATGACGTACCGGGGCATCGCCAGCGAGGTCGGGTGGCTGTGCACCGACGCGAAGCCGGGCGGCGCGCTCCCCGTCGACTGGACGTACCGCGGGGAGAAGCGCCGGCATCCCGCCGGGGAGAACACTGGCGTGCACACGCGCACCTACCAGGCGTGGAACGTGCAGAACCTCAGCGGGCAGGCGGTGTTCGACAAGCTCGCCGGACTGGACGGCAGCCCGGACATGCAGTGGCGCCCCTACCTGACCGGCGACGGGCTGCACGTGCGCTGCCGGTTCCTCGCCGGGAGCGACAGCGACCCGCGCCTGCCGCAGCCGGTCGTCCGCCCGCACTGGAGCATCCGCCCCGGCGGCGGCACCCTCGAGGACATTAGCGTCGACTGGGCGATGAGCTACCAGCGCGTGTACGCGACCGGCAGCGGGCAGGACGCGGAGACACTCACCAGCCTCGCGGAGGACATGGCCATGGTGCAGCGCACCGACGGGTACGTGCTCAGGGAGGCCGCGTGGTCCGACACGGACGCGGACCGGTACGACGCGCTGCGGTCGGCCGCCCTCGCCCAACTGCGGGCGCAGTCACGGCCCATCATGCAGATCAGCGGCGAATACGACCTCAACGACCCGGGCACGCCCCAGTTGGGCGACCTGTGGCCCGGGTGCGAGTGCGCCGTCGACATCACGGGCCACCCGTGCCTGCCGGACGGCGAATACGCGATGACCCTCATGGAAATGAGCGGGGACGGCTCCAGCCGCGTGAAGATCCTCTTCGACGTGATGCCCGTCCCCTGGTACGAAGGGATCTGAAATGAAGCACATCAAGATCGGCGGAAGCGACCTCGAGAAAGTCGCGCGCCTCGCCAGCAAGGCGCTCGACACGGCCCGCAGCCAGCAGACGTCCAACGCGGGCAGCGCGTTCGTCCCGGACGGGCAGACGTCCGAGGACGGCACGCCCAAGGGCACCGGCACCATCACCGGGGCGGCCGGCCTCGTCCGGTGGGTGAACGACGACACCATCCCCGGCACGCCGACCGGCCTGGCGTGCACGAGCGTCGACACGCTCGTGTACGTCACGTGGGACGGCACGCTCGACGGCGGCGTGCCCGACGACTTCAGCCACATCGACGTGCTCGTCGACGGCGTGAGCGCGGGCCAGCTGTCCCGCGCCGGGTGCGTGACCGTGCGCGGCCTCACGCCCGGCGACACCGTCACCGTCACCGCCGTCGCATACGACGACGCGCACGACCGCGACGGCGCGAGCACGCCCAACGCGAGCCCCGCGAGCGACCCCCTCACCGTGACCGTCGCGCACGCCAGCGCCCTCCAATCCGACCTCGACGCCCTCCAGAAGGACCTCGACGCGGCCCGCTCCAGCATCAAGGACCTCAACGACGTGACCCTCCCCGGCGTCAAGGACACGCAGACCCAGCTCGAGGCCGACCTCGAACAGGCGCAGAAGACGCTCGACACCCTCAACGGCACCACGCTGCCAGCCATGCAGGGCAAGCTCGACACCCTCAACGACGTGACCATCCCCGGCGTCCAATCCGCGCAATCCCAGCTCGAGACCGACATGACGCAGGCGCAGAAGACGCTCGACACGCTCACCGGCACCACGCTGCCCGCCGTCCAATCCGACGTCGCCCAGGCGCAGAAGGACATCAAGGGCCTGACCGGAAGCGTCACGACCGCGCAGCAGACCGCCGACACCGCCACCAGCGACCTCACAGCCTACATCAAGGCCACCGCCAGCCAGCTGGACGACATGCAGTCCCAGATCGACGGCAGCATCCAGACATGGTTCGCCCCCCAGCCGCCCGACACCGGCAACGAGCCCGCCTCCCAGTGGACCACCGACGCGCTCAAGGCCAACCACCTGGGCGACCTGTACTACGACACCGACACCGGCTACTGCTACCGCTGGCAGGTCTCCAGCCAGCAGTACTCCTGGCAGCGCATCACCGACACCGACGTCACCAAGGCGCTCGCGGACGCCGCGCAGGCTCAGGACACGGCGGACGGCAAGCGGCGCGTGTTCACGTCGACGCCCACGCCTCCGTACGACGCGGGCGACTTGTGGGCGCAAGGCTCCACGGGAGACATCCTCGTGTGCTCGACCGCGAAGACTGGCGCGCAATCCTACGCCGCGTCCGACTGGACCGCGGCGGGCAAGTATACGGATGACACCGCCGCCAGGGCCGCCCAGTCGACCGCCGACGGGAAGAACACGATCACCCGCAGCACGAACGCGCCCACCACTGGCAGCGCGGGTAGGAAGGGCGACCTGTGGTGCGTGTACAACTCGTCCTCCCAGTGCACCGCCCTGTACGTGCACTCGGGCAGCGCGTGGGTGTCGCAGCCGCTCGCGAACGGCGCGATCGCGAACATCGACGCCGGCAAGATCACCACCGGGTATCTGAGCGCCAGCCGCATCGCCGCGGGCAGTCTCAGCGGCGGCAAGCTGGCCGCGAACTCGGTCACCGCGTCGCAGATCGCCGCGGGCGCGGTGGGTGCGGACGAGCTCGCGGCGAACGCGGTCACGGCTGGGAAGATTGCCGCGGGCGCGGTCAGCGCGAGCAACATCGTGTCCGGTACGATCACCGCGACCCAGCTCGCCTCGGGCAGCGTCGGCACCAGCCAGCTGGCCGCGAACTCGGTGTCCGCCGACAAGATCGCCGCGGGCGCGGTCTCTTCGGACAAGATCGCGGCGAACAGCGTAACGGCCGCAAAGATCGCGACGGGCGCGGTGTCCGCCGACAAGCTGGCCGCGAACTCCGTCACGTCAGGGAAGATCGCCGCCGGGAGCGTCGGCGCAAGCCAGATAGTCGCAGGGAGCATTACCTCGGGCAAGATCGCCGCCCAGGCCATCACGTCGGACAAGCTGGCCGCGAACGCCGTCACCGCCGGCAAGATCGCCGCGAACGCCATCGATGGCAAGACCATCACCGGCGCGACCATCAAGACGACGAACGGGCGCGTCACCATCAGCGACACGGGCATCACCAGCACCGACTCGAACGGCAATACCGTCGTCAGCATCCCCAGCGACGGCACCGGCATCACAGCCACAGGACGATTCATCGCCAAAGACGGGGGCGCAAAAGTGCTCATCGAAGCATATGAAACTCCCAACAAATCATCCGTCGGCGCGATCACCGACTATTCGTGCAACGGTGCCAGCCTCATCAAATTCCAGGTGGTCGAATTCCCGGCTTACAACAGCCACAACTTCTATACGAAGATCGGCGATCTCGCCTATATGGGGACAGGCGATGAGCCAGGTACCGTCTACGCCATGTATGGTGGCCTGGAGTACAAGGCCATCGCCCGCGGCGAGTATTCGGGTGATGTGCCTGCCGGTAACGGCGTGCATATCACGTTCACCCCACACTTCTTTGTCAAACCGACCGTCACCATCACAGAGGACTATGACGGTCTCTCTGACGTGACGGCGCGCCTGTTCGAACCCGTCATCCATGGCGTGGACCACGCGGGATTCTGGGTGCGACTCCTCCGCCGCGACACACACGAGTGGTCCACGGACACGCAGAGGATGCACTTCCACTGGACCGCCACGGCCATCGGATAGGGGGCACGTGATGACTCATATTCCGCCTTTCTGGGAGTCGGTGGACTTCTGGGTGGCTTTCCTGGTCGCGGCGGTCGGCGGCGGAGGCCTGGGCGGTTTCGTCACCGCTTTGACTGGTCGCCGCCGCGTCCAGGCCGAGCGTGACTCGCTGGCGGCGGATGCGGCCCGCAAGGCCGTGGACATCCTCACCGTGGACGTGATCCAGCCATTGAGGGACGAGGCCGGAGACCAGCGCAAACGCGCCGACCGGCTCGCGGCCCGCGTCGACCAGTTGGAGGCGGAGGAGGCCGTGTACGTGTCGGCCGTCCGGTACATCCGCGCCCTGTGCCACTGGCTGGACCCCGCGGTCACCGCTATCGACCCCGGGTACATGGCCGAGCATCCAAAGCCCCGGCTCCCCGACGACCTCAGACCATACATCGCGCCCGGCGCGGGCAAGGAGGGCACTTCATGACAATTCAAGGCATAGACATATCCAACTGGCAGGCGGGGCTCACAGTAGCCTCTCTCGACCCCGCGTGCCGCTTCATCATCGTCAAGGCCACGCAGGGCGGCTCCTATATGAGCCCGACCATGACAGGGCAGGCTGATGCGACGATCTCGTCAGGCCGACTGCTCGGCCTGTACCACTACGTCGACGGCGGCGGCGATGCTGGCGCGGAGGCCGCGCACTTCGCCAGCGCGGTCGCACCGTACCTTGGCCGCGCCGTGCTGGCGATCGACTGGGAGGCGGGGAGCAACCGCAGGTGGGGCGACACCGCGTACCTGCGCGACGTGTGCCGCGAGGTCATCGCACGCACCGGAGTACGCCCGCTGCTCTACGTCTCCGCATCCGTCCTGCCCGCCGTCCGCCCCGTCGCCGACGGGCTGGGCATGCGCCTGTGGGTGGCGCAGTACGCGTCAAACCAAGCCACCGGCTGGCAGGAGCACCCGTGGCGCGAGGGCACGTACGAGTGCGCCATCCGCCAGTACTCGAGCGCGGGCACGGTCGCCGGGTACGCGGGCCGCCTCGACCTCGACATCGCCTACATGACCGAGGGGGAGTGGTCGGCGCTCGCCGGCTCCCAGACGGACACAACACTAACAACCACAGAGGAGGAGGATGACATGCACTGCATCATCCAGCTGAATGACGATTCTGCGCTCAGCTACTACGACGGCGTGAGCCTTCATACGCTCTCGGACCCGGACCAGGTGGTCGCGCTCAACACCGTGTACAGGGCGTGCAACGGCCGGGACATCCCGATGATCAAGCTCGGCTCCAAGGACGCGCCCTATGGCACGCGTTTCGTCGAGGCAATCCAGGAATAGGGGAGGGGAGTCATGACGGATATCGCTTCTGCGAATACGGCTTCAGATTCTGCGAATACCGCTACCGCTTCCGCGAATCTCACGTCGGCTGACGTGTCGGCGATCCTTGGAGCGCCCACGCTCCCAGCCGTGCCCGACACGACCGTGACCACGCGAACCGCGGAAAACGCGACGCAAACGACGGCGGGGTACACGCCCGTGTTCGGCGCGACAGTCCGCACCGCAATCTACATAACGTGCCTTCTGCTCGGCATCATGGGCGGCGTGGGCACGCTCGTGAGCGCGCTCATGGACTCGCCCGCGTGGCTGACCGTCACGTGCGCCGTGTGCGGGTACGTCGCCCCGCTCATCGCCAACGGTTTCGGCGTCGCCTACAATCCAGTCCGCCAGACCCGATAGTGCGTCCCAGTCGGCCGTGCGCCCCGTCCACCCCTCCATGGGGCGGGCGGGGCTTTTCTTTTTTTTGCCCACTTTTTGCCCACGTCCGGCATACACACGTGTGCAAAAAGACCACCACGGGATACACACGGACATACACCACGCATACCCCCGGACCCCAGTAATCGCAATGCAAAAGGCCTCGCGACCCTTGCGGGTGCGAGGCCTTGGAAAGAGTGGAGCCGCGGGGAATTGAACCCCGGTCCGATGACCGTACTCCCAGTCTTCTACGCGCGTAGTCCGCTGGCCGTTCGGCAGTTTTTCTGCCCCCGCCTGTGTCGCGGACAACCGGCGGCGAGCATATTCACAGAAAAAGTCCCGACGCCGTCCTGCGACCCGGCGGCATCAGCAAGTCTTCTTAACGACGTTCAACATCCTCCCGAAGACATGGAGGAGTGAGCGGAGCGGCTGCTCGCTGGTTAAATCCTAGCGCGAAGCTTAGGCAGCGAGAGCGAACTCAGTGCGATTAGATTTAGCACTTATTCTTTTACAGGAGGACGTTAACGAGTGGACCCCTGCGTTCTCGGCGCGCTTCCCTGCGACGAACAGACCACCGTCGAAACCGATCGGCCCCGGTGAACCATCCATCGAGTGAATCGATGCACGTTCAGTTATCAATCGTCATGCGAATTTCCGCCATGCGGATTTCCGCAACTCAATAATAATAGACGCATCGTGCTGAAAAAGCCATACGGCTTCGTCGATTCCTCCGCGGGCGAAACGCGCGGGGGAGGAACCGACGGAGCCGCCGGGTTATCGCGTCTGCGCAGCCTCGCCGCCGGATGCCTCGCGATCAGCCGCCTCGCCGCCGGACTTCCCGCGCCTGCCACGCACCTTGCCGCGCAAGGCGCCGACCATCAGCGCCAGCGCCAGCGTGCCGAGCATGTCGATCAGCGTGTATCCCACCGGCGTGTCG